AGCGTGATGACATGCTTGCCCTGCATCCCAAGGGCGGTGGCGGTACGCGCTTTCAGCCAGTGTTCGAGCACCTTGACAAATCAGACGAGCGTTACTGCGGCATGATTTTCTTCACTGACATGGAGGGCAACTTAGACGAATGCGCGGAGCCAACCTATCCTGTCATCTGGGCCGACATCGGCCATTCCCATCCACGTGAGCCCTTCGGCACACGGGTTACCGTAGCATTATGAGAACAACATGAACACATCCTTCAACAAAGAAAAAGACATTCAGTATCGCTTGACGCGTATCGAGACGAAACTCGTGCGAGGCTTTGAGGAACTGGGTGTCAACATCGACCAAGACCGAGAGTGGTTGTCCGTCGACGAAGAGAACCTTGTCGTGTACGTTTCCACACTGGGACGTTCACTAACTGTAGTACTAAGTGACATGGCACGTAACGGCGCTAAAAGCGTTGGCAAACACTACGACATCGTTAATCGCGGTGAAGTAGTTGGATCAATCTGTTTTAAACCAATTGTGTAAAGAGTACTATCATGAACCCAGAACCAATCATTCACCAAGGCATACCTGTTCGTTCAGTGTGCTTCCCCGTCATCCCTGCAGACGACAAACGTTTTGTCTGGACTGCCGGTGCAGATGTGCAGTCTGTATGGCGTCGCTTCGGGTGGAAACCCCTAGAAGAAACTTTGAAGGTGCCACAGCAATGATTAAATATCCGGGATATGAGGAAGCCGTTATCGGCCCTGCGTATGTACGTATAGACAAGCAAATGGTTAACGTACTTGTTTACGATGCTGAAAAGATCAGAGAAATTCTTAAAAAACGCGATGGCATGTCGCACGAAGAAGCACGTGAGCATATTGAGTTCAACATCGAAGGTGGCTACTTGGGCCCAGAAACACCCATACTTGTATGGTCAGAGGATATTTGGGATGAAGATGATGAAGAGTAATTTTGTAAACAATCACTTGGCCATTGGTAGCCAACAACCTGTACATAGATTACAACTTTGTAATAAATGTGAAGAAGTACGACCGCCGGAAGGCGGCGTGCAAATGAATTCCGCACGATGGATTTGTGCCTCGTGTTGGACTGATCGCGTCAATGGACGTAACTTGAAACAACTTAAACCAAAGGAACGCAATGACTGAAAAAGTAGACAGCCTACAAGTAGGCGGAGCCCACTATAAAGAAATGCCTGTGCAACCATGGACAGTGATGGCCGCTGTGCTATCTCCCGAAGAATTCCGTGGGTTTCTCAAGGGAAATATTATTAAATACTCTATGCGTGCCGGACGTAAAGAAGGTAGCGACGACTCAGGTAAGGCGCTTCACTACATTCAAAAATTATACGACGTACAGAATGCGGAAACGTAGCAAGTATAGGCCACGCGCCATACTTATAAATACCCTTGGATATGTAGTCGAGGGGATGACACCGGTAGCTAAGTACGACACCTACTTGGTTGATCTCAAGATCAAGAACCACTTAGCAATGTCAACCTTAACTAAAGGACTTGCAACACGCAACGATATCGATACTTTGATTGCCACAGTAAATATTACTGAAGCTTTGTACAGATTGGGCTTTGGTAAAGAATATGCCGACGTAGTAACAGAAGGGCTCGATGCATTACGTGACGTTGGTAGACGAGGTATTGAGACAGGAAGGTTTATTTTAAAAGCATCTGAGATGAATGCACTGAACCTTGTCATGGAATTGCATGACGCGCAGATGGACTTGATTACTGTGAAAGATATGGACAAGGCTATTGCGCTTGTCAAGGAAGAATTTCGTCAACGAAAAATGAGACCTATTGTGGAGGTAAGCAAATGAGAGCACGAATTAAAAGACATTGGGAGTACGAAGATGGTTGGCTCGTTGAGTCACGCCGTTGGTACAACTTTAAGTGGGTTACTGAGAAGTATGTCATTGGTGATGATGCTGAAAAACGGGCATTGAAGTACGCCAGAGATTTATTAGACCCTATGACTATTGAGATAACAAAGGAAAAGCTATGAACGATGTACTTTATTTACTTGTAGGCCCTGCAATCGTCGCCATCATTGCGTGGATGTACACCATGAAAGAACGTGAATGGGTTAGCTTAACCAAAGAAGAGATTTACCACTTGTGGGATACCAACTCAGAAAAGTTTGGTGGGGTAGAAGAGTTTGGTAGAGCTCTTGAACGCGCTATACAGGAGAAGAATCCATGAAAGCACCAGTAGCATGGCATTACCCAGACGGCAAGCCCGACCAATGCACAACAGACAAAGCTTACGCAGAGAAAGACCCTGCTTGGACACCGATGTACTACAAGCACGAGTGGGTTGGGCTGACTGATGAGGAGATTGAACATGCGTTTAAAACAAATTCAGTCATGGTTGACAACGGCAATGCCTATATGGTCGCAGGATTACGAGCAGTCAATATTGCCCAAGCCATTGAAGCCAAACTCAAGGAGAAAAACAATGGATGAAAAGCCAATAAGCGGAACAATTCGCTTTGATGATGAATACAAAGCTGAAGGCTCGTATAAATTTCATGTGCCCGAAAGGTCTGAATGGGTCTGCTACTTGTTTGGTGGTCGTAAAGGAGAAGGTATTTCTTACAGGCCTGTAAAAGGATACGAACCAAATTGGTTTGTGCGTTGGATGATGAAAGTTTGTTTTGATTGTTTGTGGGTTAAGGAGAAGAACACATGAACATAACTGTGTACTCAAAAGAAAATTGCCCTAACTGTGTAACGGCTAAGCTCATTCTGCGTTCGTTGGATATGCCGTTCACTGAGATTGACATCGAAACGGGTGATCGCTTTGCTAATTTCGTGGCTAACTACCCCGACGCACGTCAGATGCCGCAGATATTTATTGGCGACCAACGTGTTGGCGGATTAGCAGGCTTGCAAGCTGCGTTGCAGAAGATGGGGTTGTTAGTATGATCTTAGTAGACACTGACATAGAACGTAAACGCTGTGCGGCAATTGTGCGTAGATCAATCGTACGCAACAAAAACAACATCATGCACGTGCAGATACTTAAACGCGTGCTCGATAAAATAGTTAACCCGAGGAAACCAAAATGTACAGAATCCCTAGTGACCTCTCCCAACTTGAGCTGATGCTTGCCGACTCGCAAGCAGAAGGCCGATTGCTACGAAACCGACTAGACATTGTGTCTGAGGAAGCTCTACGTTTGCGTCAGAAGCTAGAACAGATTTACACTGTCGCTTACTTAGCTCTGGACAACAGAGAACTTGATAACATGGACTTAAACTAATGGACATACTCACTGTAGATATTGAGACGTACTACGATGCACAATTCAGTTTGTCAAAGATGCAGACTGATGCGTACATTACCGACGAACGGTTTGAATTCATCGGAGTATGCGTTGCGAAGAACGACGAAGACCCTGTGTGGTTCAGTGGCCCTGAAGCTGTAATCATGGCGTGGATGCACGGGAACTACGACTGGGCCAACTCAGCCGTAAGATGCCACAATACTTTGTTCGACGGCTACGCGCTGACGCAACGACTAGGTATACGACCGAGGCTATGGATGGATACACTCCCTCAAAGCCGAATGCTCTACCCCTACTTAGTCTCCCACTCACTTGCTAACTTAACTAAATTCTTCGGATTCCCTGACAAGGGCACTGAAGTTGTTAAAGCATTGGGCAAACGTCGTGCGGACTTTAATCCCATGGAATTAGAGGCGTACGCAGATTACTGCAAGCATGACACATGGCTATGCCGTGCGATCGGGGAGAAGATGGATGCGTTCACGCCGCCATTGGAAGCCCGCCTCATCGACATGACTGTGCGTATGTTTACAGAGCCTAAGCTTGTAGGTGACGTGGCTGTGATGGATCGTCTGTACCACGAGGAAGTTGCACGCAAGGAAGACCTGATGCGCTCGCTAGTTGTCGGTAAGGATACGCTGATGTCCAACGACAAGTTTGCAGAACAGCTCGAGTTGCTCGGCGTTATACCGCCTAAGAAGATAAGCCCCGCAACAGGGCGTGAGACCTTTGCCTTTGCTAAAAGTGACAAGGGCTTTACTGACTTGCTCGACCACGAAGACTCAGGTGTTCAGGCACTGGTAGCCGCACGCCTTGGCGTCAAGACAACCATTGCAGAAACCCGTGCGCTTAAGTTCGTGGATACTGCAAAGCGTGGCCCTCTGCCGGTGTACCTCAACTTCTGGGGTGCCAAGACCACTGGCCGTTACTCGGGCGGCAACAGCATCAACTGGCAAAACATCCCCGCCCGTGGGCCGTCTGCGGGTTTGCGCAACGCGTTGCTTGCCCCTGCCGGACACACTGTGCTCGTAGGTGACTCGTCCAACATTGAGCTTCGCACTGTGATGGCTTTGGCCGGACAGGATGACGTGGTAGAGAAGTTGGCCAATGGTGTTGATCTGTACTGTGACTTTGCGTCGAAGCTATTTGGCCGTGACATTACCAAGGCCGACAAGGCTGAGCGTTTCCTAGGCAAGACCGCGATGTTGGGCTTGCAGTACGGTGCCGGTGCTCCGCGCTTCCAAGAGATGGTTCGTATCGCGGCGCGTACTGATCCGGCTGTGAAGGCCATTGACCTCGATCGTGCATACGACATCGTGAACCTATACCGCTCTGTGCACCACAAGGTAGTTGATCTATGGGGTAGGTGTCAGCAAGTAATCCTGCCCGACATTGCCAATGGTTGTAGCTTGATGACTGTGGATGTAAACGGGTGGTTTATCACGCAGAAGGACGGCTTTGGTCGCCCCGGTGAGCCCGGTGTGATGTACCACGACCTAAAGTATGACGGCAAAGAGTGGACGTATTTAATGGGCAAACAACGTGTCCGTATCTTTGGCCCGAAAGTTGTAGAAAATTTATCACAACATGCTGCAATGCGGATCGTTATGTGGCAAACTGCACGTATCAACGAACGGTACCCCGTCAAGCTGTCAGTCCATGACGAAGCAGTCTGCGTAGTACCAAATGAAGAACTTACTCAAGCACGCGCCTATATGGAAGAGTGCCTATCTCTAACACCCAAGTGGTGTAGGAGCATTCCCGTATCTTGTGAGACGGGTGTAGGCCCGTCGTATGGTGCGGCGAAATAGGAAACTTATGACCCAAGTAATGCCGCTGTCTTTTAGTCGTCTATCAACATTCGAAACATGCGAGGCTCAGTTTGATTATCTGTACGTATCTAAACGCGTACCCAATTCATCAAACGACGCATCGGAATACGGAGACCGTGTTCACAAGTTGCTAGAAGCTAAAGGTCGTGGTGTGCTCGACATGGACTCACTATCTGCTGAAGGGCGTAGCACACTAGATCAATGGGGTAGCGTTGTTGACGTCATCATGAAGCGACCGGGCGAGAAGTTGTTCGAGCATCAGATGGCTGTCAATGCAGACTTAAAACCTGTTGACTGGTTTGCTAAAGATGTGTGGATCAGGTCGATTGCTGACGTGCTTGTTGTGGATGGCGACACTGCGTACTGCCTTGACTACAAGACAGGCAAAGTAAAAGAAAACCCAACACAGTTGCAACTGTTTGCGGCCATGGTGTTCTGGCATTACCCAGAAGTCACCAAGGTCAAGACATCATTCATCTGGCTCAAGTTCAACGAGACAACAAACGCCGTGTACGAACGTAGGTTTCTAGACTCAATGTGGCGAGCACTGAAGCCTCGATTCGCAAAGGTGCAGGACACGATTGAACTTGGCGTATACAAAGCAAAACCCTCGGGCTTATGCCCATGGTGCGCGGCAAAAGATATTTGTCCTGACGCACGACTGAAAGGTAAGAGATGAAGAATGAAGCTGATGTCAAGAAAATTGTTAAAGATGTTCTTAAGGACGCAGACTTATGTTGGTGGTTTATGCCACCTGCTAATGGCTATGGTCGGTCTGGTATTCCTGACTTTGTGGGCTGCGTTAATGGTTGTATGTTTGCTGTTGAGACCAAGTACGGTAAAGGCACTACTACAGCTAACCAAGAACGGGAAATATCAACGTTGATTAGATGTGGTGCAAAAGTATGGATTGTTCGCGAGACGTCTGTCGACGTATGGGCAATAGAATTTAAAGCTTGGGTTGCACTGACATGCTTGTAATACCTGACAAACGTAGAATCGTAATTAACAGTAATGAGAATGCCACTGTGCAATCTCTGATGCCGCATGCCAAACAGTTTATGCACGACGGTGAGTCAATGCTTGCTGTGCCGTATGGCGTAGACGAATCAATCGTGCTGAAGAACTTGGGCTTTAGTGTCCCTGCTCCCATCACGCACTACTACAACTGGCCCGCTCGGTTTGCACCGATGGATCACCAGAAAGATACCGCTGCATTTCTCACAACACACAAGCGTGCCCTGTGTCTTAACGCACCGGGTACTGGTAAATCCATCAGTGCTATTTGGGCCGCTGACTTTTTGCTTGATGAAGGTATAGCGAAGAAAGTTTTAATCATCGCGCCGTTGTCAACGCTGACTGTTGTGTGGGGGAGAGAGCTTAAGCACCACCTCCCGCACCGCATGTTTGTGATTGTCACTGGCACAAAGGAAAAACGTAGACAGTTGCTAGCAAAGCCCGGTGTTCAGTACTTCATAATTAACCATGATGGCTTTAGTAACATGGCCGCTGACATCAAAGACTTTGACGTTGTGATTTATGACGAAGCCACTGCGCTTAAATCTCCGAGCTCACAACGCTATAAGATTTTTGCTAAGTGGATGCAAGCACACAAGCC